TCTATGCGAAGCTGGGAGCGCCGCATGGCCTCGCCGTTCTCCTGCCAACCAATGTTTTGGCCGTCAGCGTTCTTGCGCTCCATCCAGTCATTGCGACCGTCATCGGCGATTGTCAGAATATCGTCAAAGATGGCGTCAGCCTGCGCTTCGCGCGCGCGTGCGTACTGCTCCGAAAAGGCGGCATCATCCTTGAGCCAAAGGAACACAGTTGAGCAGGCGGGCAACGCTTCGTCGTCGCAAATCTGCCTCAGGCTTTCGCCATTGGCGATACGGTCGCAGATGGCTGCCTTGTGCTGCTCGATCTGCTTAGCCGTGAAAGTCACTGACTACCTCGAATGAATTGGGGAGCACTTCCGATTGGCCGCTAACATGAGCGAAGCAACGCCCCCAGCGCACGGCTTTGACGCAACAGCAGTCGCGCATCGGACGATGAGACTACGCCCTCTCCCCGGAGAGCTTAGGAGGTCGCGCTGGGTGGAAATGCAATAAGCCCGCTGGCGTGAACCGGCGGGCTTCTGGAAACTTGGGGCGCAATTCGGGCTACGGGGTCAACGCATGTGGCTGACCTGGGGCCGCCGGGACTCGGCTCAGTGGCTGTCCTCGGTTCGCGAACTCGTCCTGAAACGGGAATCTGGAGTGATTTGCCCGCGTTGACAAGCCCCTCGTCAAGCCGCCTCGAGATTCTGCAGTGGAATGTCGATGGCTGTCTCTCCACCGAACAGAGGTAGCAGCACCTTGGCGCGATGGCCGGTGATCTGGATGACCTTGCCGGCACTGAAGCGGAATGGCCCGTCTGAAACCATGACGCTGGCGCCTTCGCCAAACTCGCGCTTGGTCTTCATGTGCTTCTGGACGGCAGGAGCGCGGAGAACGCCTTTGCCCTCTACGTGGATGCTGGCGGCGCTGACATCGACATCGGCTCGGGTCTTGAGGTCTCGAATGTAGCGGTTCTGCTTGACGCGCTCGATGACGAGATAGCCATCGTTCTGCGACGAGCGGTAGGCAACCCATTGCTTGTCCTCGGGGTCGATGCGGCGCGGGTGATCGTCGTAGGACAGGACGCCGTTGACCAGGTGCATCGACATCACGCGATACCAATCCGGCGCTGATGGGAAGCCAACGAAGACGACGCCCGGCAGGGCTGCGTATGCGACCTCGATCTTCGCCTTGGCGTAGCGGTTGCGCTTGCGGTAGCGCGTCTCTGTGGGGATGAAGGTCTCGCACCCCATCCGCTGGAAGATATGGCCCGCCACGTACTCCTTCTGGCGAACGACATCGATCGCGTACCAGTGCCGTGCATCGCCTCCGTATTGCCGCCCCATGTGTTAGTCCGCCCCTGTGGTTGGGTTAGTCGGTTGATTGTGCTGGCTATTCGGTCCATCGACGTGGAGTTGTATCCGGATCGCCCACCAGCACTTCACCGTGGATCGTCACCCACCCGTAGTTGGTTGGCTTGTCCATGAGCTGAGCAATCAGAACGTTCGCATCTTCGCGGCTCAAGCAAAGCCGAAATGGCGCTCGGATCTCGCGCTTGACGCCATCCTTTTCGAGGATCAGTCGCATTGCTTTTCCAGCTACCTGCTCGCTCATCCCTTGGTGCCTTCCTGTGGGTTGGGTGGGGTGGAGAGGGGCATCCAGTGGGTGGGCTCGACCGACTTCTCGCCGTCCTCGTTGACTGCCCAACATATGCCGTCGGTCCACGAGTCTGGTGGCTCTTGCTCGCTCATAAACGCCCACCCGCCACATGGCCTGCCGTCCGAGTTCATGAGGTCGTCGAACCAGCCAATCACGTTGTCGCTACCGTGCCCCGGTATCTTCGCTTGGAACGCGGTCCCATCCCTCGGCGCTGTCTCAATCGGTTGCCACGTCATCTGCTGGTGCCTTCCTGTGTGGGAGAGTGGGGTTTCAATCGAACTCTTCCAACCAAACGCTGGCCGCACCGCTCAAGGACTGGACTGCTCGGTTCCAGCCCTCGACCTGCTCGGGGGTCATCTTGAGATTGTCCCGCTCGGCCTCTTCGTGAGTGATGGTCCATTGCGTCTCGCACCACAGAGCAAACGCCTTAACCCTCGCCGCGAACAATTCTGCGACTTGGTTCGAAAAGCTCTCGGCCTCGTCTCTCTCGCTCAACGTCTTCCCCTTTCCTGTGTTTGCTTGGGGGGTTAGATGTGGACCGGCATTTTCAGTTCATCGGATTTTTCGTTGAAGGCACGGCGCGCACAGCCATCGAGCGACAGGCCAGCCTTGGCAGCGAGGAGGTCCAGGTAGATGAGGACATCGCCGATCTCGGTTTCGAGCTGGTCGTAGTAGGCCTCGGTGGGCTTCTTGTTGCCCGCGGTCCCGAGCTCCACTCGGCGGATTTTCTTGACCACGTTGCAGGCCTCGCCCACTTCCCCAGCCACGGCGTTGGACCAGTCGCTGAGCGTCCAGTTGTCGGAGCCGCCCCAGTGCGCCTGACGCGCTTCGTTGCCCGCTCGAAGGCCGCTGAAAGTCAGTTCAGTCATCTCGATTTCCTTTGCAAATCAGCGTCGTTTAGACTATCGTTTTACAAGCTGACACGCCAGCATTTCCGGGCTTTTCAGCTACTTGCGCACTCGTTTTTCGGCGTTGAACGCGGTGATCCCGAGGTCGGAAATGAAGCCCTCGGACTTCCACAGCGAGAACAGCGCCCGGACCTTCTGAGCATTGCTCCCGCTCATCAGCATCACGCGCAGTCCCATCTCAACCGGCCTCGCATAGTGCCTGCTTGGCCCATCATCTGGACCAGCGTCTCGGGGATCGCGGTTGTCCTTGCCACCGATCATGCTGCTGCCTCGCTCTGCTCATAGATCACCCTTTTCTGCCTCCACGGTATGAGCGACTGCCCTTACTTGGAGCCTCTGGCTAAGAGGACACTCTTGCGAGTGCGCATACTCAGTGCCTTTTCGGGCTTACGCCCCCGAGCGGGTTCCCCGCACGTTGCTCTGACGCCATTTTCTACGGCTGGCGTCACCATCGAGCCTTGTCCCGAGTAGCCAACTCGGTTGGACGGCTTGATGGCCTTCGGACCGCTCCGGGGGTTGCCCGGCTCGTGGAGGCCCAGGGCGCTATGGGTCACGCGCACCTGGTGTTTTTTGTTTCCGGCCTCGCTATGGGGACCGGCGCCCGTACCGCACATCATTTGCTTGCGCTCCACGTCGCGGTAATATATTACCGTTGGTGCCTCGGGTGATCTGCTGAGAGACCGAGGTTGAGGGGCGCGGCGGGTACCGTTTGCCCCTCTTATTTTCACTGGAACATTACCAGAACACTGCCCAGGAAAGGCCCGGAACAAGTGGGGTTTGCGGGTTTTCCACAGGTCATTGAAAGTCCTCCCACCGGCCTTGATTCAGGAAGGTCGCGAGGTGCGGGATGAACTTGCCGTCATCCTTCAATTTGAAGGTGCGCCGATCGACTTGGGCGGTCACATAGGCCTTCACGCCAGCGAGGATTTCATCCGGGCTGGCTGCCAGCTCGATCTCGACATATTGCCCGCTGTCCTTGTCCAGCGTGCGGGTCTTGAACCCGCCCTTTAGAATTGCGTCGTACTTGGCCTTGGCGAGCACCTTTTTCGCCTTGTTGGGCCATAGCTTCCAAATGGCCTCGAAATCGCCGGCCGGAGCTGGCGCGGGCTGTTCGAACAAGCTCACCACGTTCTCATGCATGTGCATCTCCGATGGGCTCGAGGCGGCGGCCATGAAAGGCGTTGTTGACGGCGCGGACACGCCAGCCAACGGGCTTGATCTTCTTGTTCAGCCGGTGGACGCGGACGCCGATGCCGTTTTCGGGCTCCATCGGGCCGCCGTCGGCACGGAGACCCCAGAGAGCGTTGGTAATCGTCTGTGTCATCACCGCGCGCGGATACGAGGCGATAGCCAGGTCAAGGATCGTACGCTCGCTGTCGGGCATGGGGATTGCCGAAAGAGCTGTCGTGGGGATTACGGCGGGCATGTCGCCGCCACAGCACGGGCACTTCATGCGGCTTCCTTCCATTTGTGGGCGTCGCGCTCGCTTGGCGTCCCCTGCCCCGCAGACAGGGCTTGATGGGTCTCGCAATAGGAGCCCTCACATGAGGCGCCGCAGAATAGGAACGGGGCAGTATCGCCAACGGGCCACTTGCACATGCCGCGGTCGAGATCGACCAGCGTCACCGGGGCTGTGCCAGGTAGCGGGGACCAAGCCGCGCCGCGCAGCAACTTCATGTCAGGCGCGGACAAGAACACCGGTCCAGGCTGGCGCATGGCGTTGAGCACCGGACGCGGCTTGCGCGGCGCTGCCAGTTCATACGTCTTGCGGGGCTTGATGCGCGGCTGGACCTTGCTGGCGCGCATCGACAGATCGAGCCGACGCGCGCGGCCGATCACCGCGTTGCGGGTCATGCCCATGACATGGGCGATGTCCCCGGACGATAGGCCCTCTACGTCCCACATGCGGCGGAGGTCACTGTCCTGCGCCTCGGTCCACTTGCTTGCGCCCTTGGTCCTCATGCTGCGCGCTCCTCCCAAACGAACATCGACACGGACGGCGCCTTCTCAACGTTGGCCTTGATCCGATCAACGCGGCACTGCCGAGCGAACGCGCGAAGCCGTTGCTCCTCTGGCGTGGCTGGGTCTTTGGGGATGCGAAGCATCGTGCGCCCGTACCAAGGGACGAATGTCGGGAATGCGTCGATCGTGTCGCTCATATCGGCCTCACTGTGACTGTGCATGGCTCCCCCGACTCCACCCATTCCGCTTCGATCTTGCGGACAATCGTGCTATCGTCGGCCTCGATGATTTCGTGCGTGACGAGCAGGTCCAGAACGGGCTTCAATAGGTTGTCGAGGTCACGCTTGCGGCGGTCGGGAGCGCGGTACGCAATCGCGACCCGAACCGGGCCCTTGAGCTTCGGCTGCTTGGACGTACCGATGATCCAGCCCGCTTCCTCAGCCCAAGCGCGATACTCAGGCGAGCGGATGCGGCCACGGCCCTGTCGGTTGAGGAACAGGTTGTTCACGGACGGCGGCCAGCTCAGAGCCAGCCGCACCTCTCCCCCTCCCCCGCTTTGCGTGTCTGTGTGCATGGGGTCTACGCCCTCCCCTGCCTCTGTGCTGATGCGTCAAGAGATGCTGTTGCTGCGATAGCGATGAGCTTGCGGGCCTTGGGGCTCGTGTGGACGTTGCGGATTCCTGCAGCGCGAAGCTCTGCCTTGAGCTTGTGGTAGGTCTCGTTGAAGCGCTGGGCCTCGTCTCGGACTTCGCGGTTCGTTTGCTGGCGGCTCATTCGCGCACCAGCGTCAGAATGCAGGTGCTGACCTCAGTGCCGGACGAAGCGAACGCCCCAGCCGGCAGTTTGATGAAGGCCGCGCCGAAGCGGTCAACAAACGTCCGGAAGTCAGCCGCCTTGCGATTGTTGCGGAACAGCACGCCGCCCGACATTACGGACACTAGCCGACCGCCCGGCTTGAGCATGTCGAAGGCGCGCAACACGTGGTCGATGTCGACCTGTCGAGCGAACGGCGGGTTCATCACTACGCGGTCAAATTGCGCCGCGGGAGACCACGCCAAGAAGTCCGCCTTGACGACCGTCGCTTTCGGAATGGCGGCGCCATTGAGAGCTGCAGCGCGCTTCGCGTCGATCTCAACAGCCGTGACCACGCCGCCGGCACGTTCCGCCGCCTTGGCGAGATTGCCAAGACCAGCGCTAGGCTCCAGCACCGTCATGCCCGGCTCGATCTTGGCAAGCTGCAGCACGCGTTCTACGACTTCTTCTGGGCTATCGAACTGCCCGAAGTCTTGCTTGGTGCGGCTGTATTCACCGGTATCGAGGATCGGTTCCAGGACCTCAGAGGCGGGCATGTCGAACACGTGAGCCTTTGCGCCCCGGTTCCATTTTCCGCCAATGGCTTCGATGACCTTGTTCACGTCAGCATAGAGCTTCCGATCCAACTGCCCCTGCAGCACGAGCCGGTTGCCAGTGACTTCCGCCGCGTCGAGAACAGCGAGTACGTCTTCAGCGATCCGCATCTACCTACTCCCCGTCTGCGTGTTGGCGAAGTTCGATCCACAGGATGCCAATGAGCGCCACCGCAATGGCGGTGTTTACCGCGGCGAAGACGAGGCTCGCGGTGTCGCCGTCCGCCAGATAGCCCCGTCCGTTGAGTATGGCTGACAGGGCGTTCAACGCGATGAAGCCTATGGTGAACTTCATCTATCGCTCCCTGCTTTCGTATTCGGGCTGGACCGGAGTGCCGAGCGAAGCTTCCGCCTCGCTGATAAGTGCGGCGCGGTTCTCAATTTCGGGCAGACCGCGGGCATGACGGAGTTGCAGGACCACCAATCGAAGCGTGATCGAGCTTGGTATTTCATCGACGGTGAATCCCGGCTTGCCTGCGGCCTTGAATGTGGCCGCGGCGATGCGTGCGTAGTCCGATGTCCAAACGTCAGCGGGAGGCCGATAGCAGAGCGCCCATACGAGGCTCCGACCAACGTCGGCGTCCGATGCCACCTTGCCTATCGCGTCCTCTGTGCTGAGGCCTTCACGCTTGGCGCAGTCAATGAGGGTACGGACCGCGAGGATGGTTGCGAAGGACGTGTCCGCCTTGGGCGCATGTCGCCGTGACACTGCGTCCGCCTTCAGCCTTTCCACCGCCTCTTCGAGCATGGCGGCGGACAAGCCAGGTATCGAGAACCACTCGCCGCGAATGCGGTACTTGTCAAACTCACGGTGAAGCGCCGCCTCGACGGCGAAAGGGTCACTGAGTCCGTGGCTGGTCCATAGCGCCGACAGCAGGACGTGGTTGCCGCTCTGCAACCGCTCAAGCCGACGAGCTACGTCACTAGCCACGCCGATCTTTACCGGCCCCGTCCAGTCGGCTCCCACGGCGTAGATGAAGGCCTTGCTCACTTCACCGCCTCCCTCTTCGCCTTAATCTTCGCCACCAAAGCCTCAAGCTCTGCCGCAATATCTCCATCCAAATCATCGCCGGTTGCCGCCTCGATCTTGATCTCGTGAAGCAGGTTGCTCGCCTGCCGTTGGCACATGTCGAGGTAGGCGCCGCGAATACGCGCCAGCAATGAAGCCTCGACGGTCTTGGCCTTGCCTCTGCGCAAGTGCCAAAGGGTCCAGAACGGGAGGCCGTATTTGGCCTCGATACGGCTCATGGCATTGTCGAGGTCGCCGGGGCCCCGGCTTTCTCGCTGGACCATTACCCGCACGTACTCGGTAGCGGCTTCGACACTCATTGGGGGAGTCGCTTTCTCTGATTTCTGGAACATGGTTCTCGGTGGCCTTTCATATGTTCATCGTCATCGAGACGACGGACCACGAAAGGCGACGACGAATGACGTTCCGGCACGTACATGACCTGGCAGTCGAGGTGCTGAGGAACGCGAAGATGGCTGCTGCCGCCATTGAAGCGCAGCGAGAATTGGGAAAAGGAGCCGAGCCCGAAGGCCCGGCTCAGTTGTGCGCGGATGAGGGAGGTGCGTTCCGCGACTTTACGGGGAGCGTCAAACAGCGAGGAGGAATCGCTGGCAGCTCCAACGGACGGCACATGCCGCCCGCCCTGCGCTTGGTGAGCAGCAGGTGTGAACCGGCGCGTAACGCCGCCCGTAGCGTGTTGCCCACACGCCGCGCCGGTTCTCATCTGGTGCTTGTTGCTGGAGATCATGCCCGCACCGCCCCGCGATGAGGGATGCGAGGGAAATGGGTATCGACGGGCGGGGCTTGAGTACCCGCTGGCGTTCTTTCGGCGCTGTTCGCCCCCATAACAGCCCTGCGCTCACCGTCGCGCTGCTGCCCCCGGGGCACTTCCATCAGTGCTGCCGTCGATTGGTCCACCGCTGGACGGTGTTGATTGTCGTTTGCTGGGAGCGTGAGCATCTAGGACGCGCCCCCGTTGCGGATGGCGACGATCATCTGGCGAGCGGCCTGTACCTCGATTTCTTCCTCGGCGTTCCAGAAGCCAGCATCGCCGCTGTTGACGAGAGCAACGTAGTGCTCGGTCATGTCGCTGAGGCAGTCGGCCATGTCCTTGGCCCGCTCACGTTCGCGCTCTTCGCCGCGCTTCTCAGCAGCGAGGATGGCGCGGGCGACCGATTCAATGAGCGCAGCGTTGCTCTCAGACTCGCCCGCGGCCATCCAGCCGCCCGCGGCAGCTTTCGCCTCAGACCAAACCTCGTCGCTGATATCCTCCGGCTTCCCCATTCACCGCACTCCCGCTGCAATGGCTATTGCGCAGGCAATGGCGATGATGATTGCGATGACGAGCGCCGGTTCGGTGAATCGGGCGACGGGCTTCATGCTGCTCTCCGACCGACCGGCGTCGTGTTCTCGATACCCACGGAGTAGCCGATGTTCCGACAGGCCCGATGGGTAGCCAGCCAGATGCGGCGACGCGACCACGCTCGCCAGATGTGGAGCCCGTGCCCTTCCGGGACGCGAATGGCTCTGTTGAAAGCGCCAACCGGCATTGACCCTTTGGCAGCGTTGCACTCGACACACGCCGCGACGATGTTGCGCCGCATGCTCGTGCCGCCCTTGGAGCGGGGCCTCACATGATCGGCGGTAGCGGTGGAGCCAGTGAGCGGCGCGAAGCAGTATTTGCAGCAGCCCGCCTGCTCGGTCAGGGCCTCGGCCTTGTAGCCACGGAGAAAGTGCGCCTCCACCTGCTTAGCCATGACGATCGCGCGGCCCTTCATGCTGCCCTCCCGTTCACGTCTCGGTAAGCATGGTCGCGACCACATGGTGAGAACGGCGACGGAGCGCTTGCGCGGTCACATGACGCGGCGTGAGTTTCGCGCGGGGCTCGCTGGGGAGGAGCGTCGTGCAGTTCAATCTGGAAATGCCGCCTATGACCGATCCGCACGCCGTGGCGGACGTGTTCGCGTCCGGCCTTGGGGAGATCGAGGACGTTGGAGGCGGGTGCTACCGATTCACGCTGTTCGCACCGCAACGCATTGGCGGTCGAGAGCAGTTCGTTGTCGTGGCGCGGGTGATCGTGCCGACCAGCGCCCTGCCCGGCATCCTGTTCCTTGCGGGCCGGAGCATCGGGCTGTCTGTGGTTCGGGCCGGGGCCGCCGGGGCGCTTCACTGATCCGCTCATGCCGCCCTCTTGAGGCCGAGCTTTTCAGCGGCTGCTTCGACAGCGCGCCAGCTGACCAAGCGAGGCTCAACCGAGCCGTTTTTCCATCGCGTCCAGAGCGAACGGTCGATGCCCGCTTCCCGCAGGACGGCGGCGATTTTCAGCCCCGCCTTGTTGGCGCGAGTTTCAAATTCGGTGATTTCGTCTTTCGTAGCCATGTCCTGCACTATGCAGCATCAATGCACGGTTTGCAAGCATTGATGCATGGTGCAGTCCTGCACGGCTGTCAATAGTTTTCGTGCATGGACCACCAGACCTCAGACGACGACCTCCGCTACCTCCAGAAAGTCCTTGCCGACACGGGCTTGAAGCCGGGCGGGCTTGCCAAGAAGGCCGGGATAGCGGGCAGCACCCTCACCCGGCGGCTGAACGCCGAGGGGTACAAATTCGTGCTGTCGATGCCCACCATCAAGAAGATCGAGGAGGCGACAGGTATCCGGTTCGCGGAAACGGTGGTCGGTGAGCCGGAGCCCCGGATGAAGGGCCACCCGATCACTCACATCCCAGGCGAACATTTGATCCTGCCCGGCCGCGCCAAATTGCTAGACATCTTTTCGGGCGCGGCGGGCGGCGGAGGGAAGCTGATAGTCGGCTCAGACGTGGTGGATCGCGTCGAGATGCCGGCCGAACTGGAGAATGTCACGGGCGCCTACGGCATAATGGTCGATGGTAGCTCCATGGAGCCGGAGTTTTGGCCCGGCGACTATGCCTACGTAAACCCGGTGCTAAGGCCCATGCGGGGACAGCCGCATGTTTTCTACCACACCCCGCCACTAGGCGAGGACGCCGAGGCGATCATAAAGCGCCTGACGGGCTGGAACGATAGAGAGTGGGATCTTCAACAGTGGAATCCTGCCAAAGATTTCAAGGAAAGCCGAAAGATTTGGCCCATCGCCCATAGGGTTGTTGGGAAGAAATACGCGAGTTAGCGAGGCGCAAAATGTCAGAAGGGGGATGGTTCTGGCTCGCTCTTTTGGCCGTAGGGCTGTGGCTCGGTTTTGGCGGCGGGTGGGTCACGGTGAGGGGCTGGCTGGGTCAGGACGTTTACGTCGATCAAGTCGCCGCCCTTGAGGGCCACGCCCGTCAGCATCGGATCGGCTACAGCGCTGACGTTTGGCTGGTAAAGAACGGAGCGGCAGGACCGGAGAAGATAGCCTTGTTTTTCGGCTACTACGATGATTGGGACGCCTGTTACGATTTTGCGCGGCTCTACATGCAGGCCTACCCAAGCGATAGCTACACCTGCTCGCTCGCGAACTAGCCCGCAGCTGCGAATAGCTCGTCCGGCAATTCTCCGGCCTGATAGATGATCTCGGCGTCCTGCCAATCCCCTGTTTGGGGGTTGCCGGAGCGGGAAAACGCCACGACAGCAGGGCGGCTCTGAGATAGAATCCGAGCCGCAATTTCCGCCTGCCGCTGGCTGGGCAATTCCCTTGGATCATCGGGCACCAGGTACCCATTCCGCCCTGCCTGATAGGCCTGAACCACGTAATACGTGACCAACGCGACCTCCCGTCTGTTCCCTGTCCGTTCTCATTTAACCACTGAGCCGGGGGCGGAGTCGAGTCGGTAAAGCTGCACGCCTGTATCGTGCATGGTCGTGCATCAATGCATTTTCGTGCTTGACGATGCTCGTGCATTAATGCAGTATCGGTCTTGTCAGATTGATGAGGCCACCGATGCCCTACACCTCCGCCGAGATTGCCCGCTTCACCCCTGCCCTTCGCGCCGACGCGGAAGAGGCGATGGTCCTCCTGAACCGTTTCGCGGACGTGTCGCACACCCCCGACATGTTCTCCATCGAAGCGCGCCTCATGCAGATCGCGGGGACTTTCCAGCGTTCCGGTTGGACCCGCGAGTGCGATGCGATCACGTCCGCTTACAACGCGCTCCACGACTTCGTCAGCATCCGCTGCCGTCATGCGCGGGACGCGGAAAGCAAGTTCTCTCCGACCAACTACTACCCGCCCGAGAACCCCATCCGTCGCCGCTATGAGGTCCGCGTCGCTCACGAGAAGCGCGAACTTGAAGGCTTCCCCACCGCGCGCATGGCGATCATCGCGAAGGCTGGCATCGTCCTCACCGGCACAGTTCTCGACGCCACGCTTGAGGGCCTTCGCACTCGCGACCGCACCCCCACCACTTCAACCAACGTGTCTGAGGGAGCTGCTGCATGAACAGGGAAGCCCGGACCGCGTGAGATGGCTCGTTTCAAACCAAAGGCCCCACCGGCGGGGCGCAACAAATTCGACGTGGGGATAAAGATGGCGAATGAGTTCAACTGGGACCTCTCCTATCAGCTGGAGGGCAAGAGAGTCCGCTATGAGAGCGCTGAGCAGGAGCACCGTCGCCTCGGCGGTTGCGGTGATCCGAACTGCGACTACTGCAACCCGAAGGACGGTCGCGGCGGCAAGGCTCCGGGCGGCACTGCCAGCGCTCGTCGCAGCGCCTCCAACCCCTATGACGAGATGCGCAGGGCGATGTTGGAAGCCGCGCGCGCAAGCATGTTCTACTCGACCGTCTCCGAGGCACCCAAGGCCGACGACAGCGAGTATAGAGCGGCACGCGAGAAGGTCCAGAACTACCTGCTCGAAACCACGCATTCCGTGGGATGGGACGATGTAGTCGGCAACGACCGCGCCCGCACCGCCCTGCTCGAAGCCATCGAGCACCCGGTCACCCATGCGGACCTTTACAAGCACTACGGGATGAAGCTCTCGAAGGGCGTTCTTCTCTATGGCCCCCCGGGCTGCGGCAAGACGATGTTCGGCAAGGCGGCTGCCGCTGCTCTCGCGCGGTTGCACAAGAAAGCCGTGGAGCTTCTGGTTATCAACGGACCGGAAATCCAGTCGCCCTGGGTCGGCAAGACCGAGGAGACAATCCGCGACATCTTCGCGTATGCCCGTCACTACAAGAAGCGCCACGGCCATCAGCTTGTGATCTTCGTCGATGAGGCAGACGCGATCCTGCCTTCCCGCGAAGGTCGTCCGATGTGGAATGCGTCGAACGTCGCTACCTTTCTTACCGAGATGGACGGCATGGAGGACTCCGGGGCGTTCGTCATTCTTGCCACGAACCGTCCGGACACTCTCGACGCAGCGCTGCTGCGCGACGGTCGCTGCGACAGGAAAATCCGCGTTGAACGCCCCTCGTATGAGGACGCGCTGAACATAGCGGGCAAGCAGCTCGGCGAAGGCTCTGCATGGCTCGGCGCTGTCAACGCGGCGGACATGATCGACTATCTTTTCGATCCACAGCACCTCATCGCACCGCTGACCAACCCCGCGACCAACATCACGCACCACTTCACGCTCGCTCACACTGTTAGCGGCGCAATGGTCGTCGGTCTCGTCAACCGAGCCAAGGGCATCGCTTTCCGTCGCGACATGGCCGCTGGCACTCGCACAGGACTGACGGTCGCAGACGTTCGGTCGGCGGTCGATGAAGTGTTGCTCGAAAGCAAAGGCATCAACAACGACTACGCGCTGCGCGAGTTTGTCGAAACTGTCGCGATCCCGTTCGAGGAAGCGAAGCGGATGAGGTCGCTCAATTGACCCACCCCGACCTCATCGCCGTACAGGCTGAAACCCGCACTCGCAGAACACTCGATCTTCTTCGCGTGTTCGTCGCTTTGAACCCTGACATTGGGAAGGAACGGAAATGACGGTCCGTGATGACCTTATCGCAGCTCGAGCGCTGATCGATACGCCTGAGAAGTGGGTGCGAGGCCATTACGAGCGCCAGGGATGTTATTGTGCGCTGGGGGCGGCAAGGAAGGCTCTCTACGGCACTACCGATTGGCGGCCCGGCGAAGACTGGCGTGGTGACGACAACCACGTAACCACTGCTCTCCGCCGCGAACTCTCCGAAGAATGGCACGGGTCCGTTGATGATTTCAACGACGATCCCTCCACCACCCACGCCGATGTTCTCGCCCTGTTTGACCGCGCTATCGCGGCACAGCCTCAACCGTAAGGATCAGAAGTGAACGCAACAGCTGCCCCCGCTGACTTTTCGCAGTGGCGCGAGGCATTGGCCGGCGGCAAGCCCACGATGCACCTGAACGAACCCTGGTGCGGCTACTTCGCTACCCAGGATCGCAGCAGCAAGGTCAAAGCCGCCCGTTGGCCGCTGATCGCATGCGCCATCTGGCGCGACGAGAACGGCGTTCTGAGAGCTGAGCGCGGCGGCAAGCCGGTCGATCCGATGGACCTTTGGCAATACTGCGCCAGCCGCCCAATCACCTACGAACGATACCAGTTCTGGCATACCAACCACAAGTGGCCCGAGGAGGCCGAAGCAGCATGAGCACCAGCACCGTCACCACCCTTGAGCCGCCGAAGCGCTCTGTCCTCGTCAGCATGTCGTCGGCCTATGGCATGGAGCCTGCCGCCTTCGAGGCAACGCTTCGCGCAACGGTGGTTCCGCCCAATACTAGCAAGGAACAGTTCGCCGCCTTTCTGCTCGTCGCGAAGCAGTACGGGCTCAACCCGGTCACCAAGGAAATCTACGCCTTCCCCACCAAGGGCGGCGGCATCCAGCCCATCGTCGGAATCGACGGATGGATGAACCTCATTAACTCGCACCCGAGCTGCGACGGTATCGAGTTCCGCGACGACTTCAACGACGCGAAGGAACTTGTCTCAATCACGGCGATCATCCACCGCAAGGACCGCAAGCACCCGACGATGGTCACCGAGTACATGGGCGAGTGCAAGCGGAGCACCGAGCCGTGGCAGAAGTGGCCCGCGCGGATGCTCCGCCACAAGGCCGCGATCCAGTGCGCCAGGTATGCGTTCGGCTTTGCGGGGATCATCGACCCTGAGGAAGCGGAGCGCTCGCCAGAAGTCATCACCGAGACGGTAGCGCCACCTCCCCCGCCCGCGGCTCAGATCGCGGCGCCGGTTGCCGAGCACATCGACGTGGACGCCGAACCGGCTCTCGACGTTGAAGCGTTCATGGCCTCCCTGTTTGCCGACCTCGGTGCGGCGACAGACGCCGAGCTCGTGCAAGAGGTTTGGGACGCCGCCGATGTGGAGCGCAAGTTGTCCGGCATGGATGACCGCTTGGCCGAAGCCTTCACGATGAAGAAGGATCGACTGGAGGCGTTGGTCGCATGACTTCCCCCGCAACAGGGACAGCGGAGAGCCTAACAAGCGCCGCTGACTTCTTCACGCAGACGCAGCGAGCACTCAGGGACGCGACCAACGAGCGCGACCTTGAGGCTGCTGCGAAGGCGATCGACAGCGCCGATTTCGACAAGCTGCCGCCCGGCGCGCGTGAAGACCTTGCTGCTCTCTATGCCCACAAGTTCTTTCAGATCACCGGGGCGTTGTCGCCATGACTCGCTATGTCATCCCGCTCACTGGCCCGCGTAGCCGGGCAGAGGCCCATGCCGTCATCGACAAGGCCCCGTCCGGCACTCGTATCGAGGTGAAGGCTGCGAAGCGATCCACCGACCAGAATTCCTTGATGTGGGTGTTGCTCACGCAACTCTCGCTCGCCCTGCCATGGGGCGGCGCGAAACAGACGCCGGACACTTGGAAGCTGCTGTTCCTCGACGCACTGCGGCGCGAACTTGCCGCGGAGCCGCACATGCTTCCTGCGCTCAACCAGAGCGGCGGGATCGTCAATGTCGGCACGTCCTCGTCGGACCTGTCGAAAGACGAGATGACCATGCTGATCGAGCTGATCCTGAAGTTCGGCGCTGAGCACGATGTGGACTTTAGCGAAGTAGCGAGGGCCGCATGAAGTTCACCGCCGAAGAGGATCAGGCGCTCCATCTGCTGCGCAAGCACGGGCCGCTGCGCCCCGGCGAACGGTTCAAGGCGTGGAAGGCTGCGGGGCTGGTGAAGGCTCTCGACCGCCTCGAACGCAAAGGCCTGGTCGAGAGCGAAGAGACCGACGACGGCCCCCGCTATTCCCTCACCTCATTGGGAGAGGCTGATGCTGCTTGAACAGCGCCGCCCTCGCATCGAAGACCCTGCATGGCTCGCGCTCGTGCGGAACATGCCGTGCCTGGTGTGCGGTTATCCCCGCTCCGACCCGGCGCACATTCGCACCGGAGCCCGTCAGTACGGGAAGCGGCAGTGCGGCATGCAGGAGAAGCCAGACGATTGCTGGGTGCTGCCGCTGTGTCGCAAGGACCACACGGAGCAGCACCGGAACAACGAAATGGCATGGTGGGCAAGCAAGGGCATCCCCGACCCTCACGCCGTTGCCATTGCCCTCTATGCGGCGCGCCCTGCGACGCTGTGGCCGCTGCCAGCTCCTGCCCCGAAGGCGAGGAAGGTACGCTCTCGCAAGGCCAAGGCACAGCGCCGGCAGATCGTGGGCAAGACCGAGATTCCACAGCGAGCCAACCCATGGCCTGAGAAGGGCACACGGAAACTCCCATCCCGCGCGAAGGAGCGCAGCCTGACATGACCACACCCCTCAATGCAGATGCCGACGACGCCGCCTTACTTGCCATGCTGGCGAACGACCCTAATGCCGTTCATATCAGCCTACTCAGCGGCAGCCTCGCACGCCCAACGCCAACGCAGATTGTGCACATCTATGGCGAGGAGGCGTTGCGCTCGGTCATGGCCCTCTCCACAGGAGAAGCGGGAGTGGGGGTGAAGCCGCTATCTTGGGGCCGCGACCATATCCGCAACGAGTGGCACGGCAACGTCGAGCCGGGCACCGGGTATAACTATCTCGTCAAAGACGATGGGCGCTGGTGCTATGGCCCCGAACGTCGATGGGTTCTCGATCAAGCGGGTGACGTGGAAGCCGCCAAGGTCGCATGCCAAGCTGACCGCGACGCCCGAATTCGCTCTCAGATCATGCTCTCCTCCGCACCGCCTGTTCCCGCACAGACGAGCGAGCGGGATGATCCGCTGCCCGACGATCTTCGCGCGCAGGGGTTCGCGGTAGCTGTTCACAACGACTACCGGCTGAACGGCGTCCCCATGACGTTCTGGCTGCTCACCCACCCCGATGGCCGCTACGTGAAGGGCGAAGGCAAGACCGACGCCGAGGCACTGAACGCCATCCGCGCCCTCAAGCACACAACCCCGGAGCCGATCGATGGTCAGTGACACTGACATGCGCCGCATCGACATGGCCCTTCTTCTCAAGCTGGAGGCTTGGTTCAACGCCCTGCCAAGCGACGGTGGCAAGGAGCATTTCGACGCTCTGATTGAGATCGTCTCCTCCCCCGCAGCATCGGATCACAGTGAGCCGGTGGCGTGGCAAGAAGGCGGTCCGCGCCCGACATTCGAGCAGGTCCGCGACCGCGCTATGGCCGCTGTTAAGGAACTCGACGCCTGGACCAACCTCAACGAAACCGAGTGGACCGGCTGGGGTGATGGCGACGTGCCGCCCGGTGCAACATGGTGGCGCATCAAGTCGGGACAGGCGCTCTCCGCTCTCGGTGAAATCCGCAAGCTCTCCCCCAAGGAGAAAGCGTAATGCCGGACACCGACGATCTTGTGAGGCGGCTGGCGATGTGGCTGCGCAAGCGAGCGCTGCCTAACAGCGGTGTTCGATACGAGTCCCGCAACTCCTTCACCGAGGAAGCCTGCACAATCTTGCATGGCGCTGATGCGACATTCGTGGCCGAGCACTTCCACGGCGCCGGCGCCGAAGCAATGGCCAACGCCATCGCCGACTCCCTCCTTGCCAAGGATGCCGAGATAGAACGGCTCAAGAGGGAGAGGGATGAAGCGCGAGGCATTGTTCGCGACATCTACTGGATGGCTTTGCGCTATGCAGATGGTCGGATGACCTACGCTGTCGGCATGTGCAACGACGCCGTGCGCAAGGGCTACGATGCTGGCTGGTTGCCGATGAAGTCCAGCGGCGGCGACACCATCACCCCCGACTTTGCCCGCGACGGGATGAGCCCTGAGTGGAAATCCCGCACCGCCCTCTCGGAGACCTCATAAATGAACCAGACAGTTGAAGGGCTGATAGAGCGGTTTGAGAAGGCGACGGGGCCGGATCGGGAACTGGACGCTCGGCTGTTTTGGGCGTTCGACCACGCCGCCGCCCTTCGCGCCTACTGGAACGGCGCTATTGGCACGCCTCAACCGATGGACGAGTTCCCTCGTTCGCGCGGCTTGGGCTACAGCAATGTCGTCCGGCTCGCGCCAACTTACACCGCCTCCATCGACGCCGCTCTCGCTCTGACCGAGCGACTTCATGGCGACAACTGGTACAGCATACTGCTTGACGCCGTGCGAGCGCTAGGCGTTGCCGGAACGCAAGGACCGGAGCACCTAGCCAAATACGTTATCCTCGCCACCTTGCGCGCCCTACAGCAGAGGGGGAGGGAATGAGCGACGCATTGACGTTGGCCGAACAGGAGACGCTGCGCGAAATGCGTAGCTACGACTACTATGCGTTCCGGCAGGCGACAGCAAAGAAGCTCGTCGCTCGTGGGTACGCTGAAGTTGTTCCCGGCGACGAGAACAAGGTCCGCCCCGGCCACCGCATAACTGAGGCAGGTCGTGAATCTCTGAGGGCCAACCCATGAACCGCTACACCGGCCCAATCTTCGCAATCGGTCTTGTTCTGGTGCTCTGCTGGGCTCGGGTGATCTGGGCGTTGGGGTGGGGGAGATGAGCAGGACCGCCGCACGATTCACGCAAGCCGACCTTGTTCGCGTCCTGCGGGCGGCGAATGCGGCCGGATTTAGCGTCGGCCGTGTGGAAATCGCTCCGGATGGCCGGATCAACGTCTTCCCAGAAGGCGCGCCCACTGATGATGTGGACGACGATCTGCGCAAGTTCCGGGAGAGAGCGGGGTGGTCAAAATCGAACTAGAGGGCGTCTATCGGGTCAAGGCCAAGGGCCGGGACTATTTCTACGCTTGGCGGGGCGGCCCGCGCCTCTTGGGCGCGCCAGGCTCCCCCGAGTTCATCCGCTCCTATACCGAGGCCACTGAGTCCCGCCACGCGCCGGACAAGTCGCTCTTCGCGGCGGTCCGGATGGGCTACAAAACCGGCCCGTTCCTTGAACTTGCTGATAGCACGAAACGGGTATGGACGCCATGGATTGATGAGATCGGACGGGCTTTCGACCCTCTGCCCCTGCGCGTTTTCCACCATCCCGAGAAGATCAAGCCGCTGATCCGCGAGTGGCGTAACCGCTTCGCGTCGAAGCCTCGCGCCGCCGACACCGGGTTGCAGGTGCTGTCTGTTGTCATCAGCCATGGGATCGACCCGATGGGGGTGATCGGCGTGAACCCGTGCAACGGGCTCAAGCGCCTCCACCAGTCCGACCGTAGCGAGATCATCTGGCTACCCGAGGATATCGAAGCGCTGGGTAAGGTCGCGCCGGCCGAGGTGATGCACGCCGTCAAGCTGGCAGCCACCACGGGGCTGCGCCAAGGCGATCTGGTGCGTCTCACGTGGAACTGCGTCAAGGACGACCATATCCACCTGCCTGCGACTTCCAAGACCGGAGCCGAGGCGTTCATCCCGCTCTATGGCGAACTGCGCGCGGTGCTGGCGACGATACCCAAGCGGTCCCCGACGATCCTCACCAATTCGCTCGGGGCGCCGTGGGGCAACGACCGCGGCCGCGATGATGGACACCAGCTCCGCAAGGCGTTCGGACGCGCCAAGAACCGGCTACCAGATGAGGCAAGTCATATCGGAGAGAAGCACTTCCACGATCTGCGCGGCACCGCTGCAACGAAGTTCTATCTCGCCGGGCTGAGCGTGCGCGTCATCGCAGAGATCATGGCGTGGGAAGAGGACGTGGTGGACAAGATCATCCGCCGCTATGTCGGCCGGAAGGCAGCGACCATGGCGGTGATCCGGCAACTAAACGCGAACAGCGGTGCAAAACCGGATGCAAAACTTTCGCAGGATGGGTTATAAGGTGTTGTGGCAATTGCGCTTTTCAGGATTGGGTCGCAGCCTCCCCGGCTGCGCTCCTTCCCCATTTTTCAAGCACTTAGCTGCAAAACCGGACTTTAGCGGGCCTTTGCGCATCAATGGGTTACGCGCCGCTCGCAAAACTTTCGACGGACAGGGCTGAGCCATGAATTGCGTTTACGTCATTAGGTGCCGTGGCTTCATCAAGGTCGGCGTCGCAGACGCTCCCCATAGCAGGGTGCGTGACCTGCAAACCTGTTGCCCGCTGGAGCTTACGCTCGTGGCCTTCCGTGACTTTGGGTCGCGCGAAACTGCATTCGTGGTTGAGAAGGCGATCCACCGGGAATTGTCCTCTCGGAGAGCCCGCGGAGAGTGGTTCCGTGGCCAACCTCAGGCGGCAGTTCGGCTGCTGGAGGTCTACTACACCGAACACGTGAAACTTGTGGCGGAGCAGGGCCCTGACTACTGGCGCCTCGATTCCGTTGCGTGACCAAATCTGTCACAGCGATGTTCGCTGTGCGTTCATGGAGAGCCATTGATGGCCTACGCCAAGGGGACGAAGACCGAAATCGGCACGACCGAGACGCAGATTAAGAAGATGCTGCAGAAGGCCGGGGCCGAGGCCATCGCCTTCATGGAGGAGCGGTCACGAGCGATCATCGCCTTCCACCTCAATGGACGGGCGATCCGGTTCAACCTGCCGTTGCCTCAACGCGATCAGTTCACGCACTCGAACTACGGAGCGCGCGGGATGCAGCCCAACAAGCCCAGCACCATCGACAACCTGTGGATGCAGGCCAATCGCGAGCGATGGCGGCAGCTCCACCTGTGCATCAAGGCAAAACTGGAATCGGTCGAGCAGAATATCGAGCTTTTCGATGACGCCTTCCTCAGCCAGATTGTTATGCCGGACGGCGAGACCATCGGAGAGAAGGTCAAGCCGCAAATGACGGCGCTGATGGAAGGCAAGCCGCTCCGTCCGCTGATGCTCGAAGGTCCAGCCCAATGACGTGGCGGAATGACATCGACAAAGCGGACCTAGACGGCTGTATCGTCTGCGCGACGCTCTTCCACAGCGATAAGCCCGCCGTCGGCGAGGCACACTGGGTCGCTAACGAGGACCGCGAGGGCGGCGGCGATTGGTGGTGGGCCAATCAGGATAGTGGCGATTATCACGCTGAGCCTATTCAAGGGCGGGTGACCCACTGGATGCCTCTCCCCGAGCCCCCTACAGGCGTTCATGGAGAAGATGAATGAGCTACCAACTTCGCATTAAGCCCTGGCAGCGCTCCCCCGGTTGGCCTCGGGAGCGGCTACGCCGCCGCCTCAAGACGACCCCCTCTGGCGGCTGGGCCGCCCTTCGCTCCATGCACCCGAGCTTTCGGAAGCACTACCTTGCGGGCTGGAAGCTCGACTTGTTGCGAGAGTTCATCGCTCGGCACGCCTAGAAGTTCTCCCCCAGAAATGGTAGTAGCTTTGGACGAAAAGAGCCGGATTCCCGGGCGTTCCCCGGGATTACAATCCGCTCCCCTTCGTCGCCGCAACAACGTGACGGAGACTTGAATGGCCGAATGGATTGCACGCCCGTTTCAATCAAGGGCTGAGCTTGACCGTTACCTGAATGAGCCGCGTGTCCAGTGCTTGGAATGCGGTCGCAGGTTCAAGAAGCTCGCCACCCATTTATCTAGGGGCCACGGAATGGCCCCCGACGACTACCGGGAAAAGTACGGTATCCCATATAGCGTCGGGCTGGCCTGTCCGGAACTTCGCGAAGCGGTACGAGATCGGCTGATACAGAGCGGCAGAGCCGAACCGGCAATGATGAAGGAGTTGTCGCAGAGGCGTGGCCGGGGCGGTCGCCTGATGAAGGACTCGCCGATTATCAAGGCGCACACCGCAGAGCGTGTGGCGAAGGGGACTATCGCAGCAAGGGAGCGTATTCTTAGCTCCGGCCCCAGCGAAGCTAAGCGCGCTGCAGCTCGCGAGAATGGCCGGCGCGCGGCCAAGAACCAGCAGGGGGAAAAGAGTCCGAATGCGAAATTGACCCAGCAGGAGGCGGATACTATCCGCAGCTTGCCCAGAACTCTTACTGTGAGAGAGCTGGCGACGCGCTTCGGGGTGAGCCAATCTGCCGTGCAGAGGATACGGAGTGGAGCAACGTATAAGGGGGATGCTGGCCCTCAGCCGTCCGAGCTTGACGCCTCAGCCTCTTCATCTTCTGGATACGGCCCACCGAGCCATTCAACCAGCGCCTGAGCGACAAGGGAGGCAATCCCACGGTTGACCGCGAACTGCATCGGGCCGTCGTCCGTATCGAGAATGATGACGGCCACACCGTGCCCCTCGTCCAGAGGCACAACATCGGTGACGTCGAGAATGCGGGGCGGGGCGGTATCTGAAACGCGGGTCATGCTCCAGCATAGGACGGACCGGCACCCGCTGTCACACCCCTATAACGGCTACAGCCGCTCCAATCACTACAGCCGCAACAACCCAAAGCACGACTACCCCGGCAAGGATGAACGCCGCTGTGACGCCATCGGGATTGCGGGGCGTCGGCATGGGGCACCTCGAAGGTGGGCGGCCCGGCCAGTGTGACCGGGCCGGGAGTGTTAGGCGGCGTGAGGAAGTTGGTCGGGCGGAAGATTGTACCGCGCGACGGTCGCGCCGGTCTCGTTCGTCACGAAAACCATGCCGCGATCGATCGAGCAAATCTCGCGCGTGCCGGGCTTTGTGTACCAGACAGTGTCGGGGATGAAGGTGGACGGATCGGCGCCGGGCGCCTGATTGGCTGGAGAGTAGTTTACCTCGGTCGCCTCGTACAGGGTTTCAGCGCCGCTGGACGAGATGTGCTTGACAGTGAACATGGTGCGTAGTCCTTCTTCTTCGGGAGTTGGGCTGAAGCGCAGCCCGTCGCAAACCGCCTGAGGCGGAATTAGTTGAGGCGCATCAATGCTTTGTGAGTTAGAGAAAGACTGGTTTCTCTAAAGCCGCGTGAGGCAGACTTTGCCAGTTCCGGCGCGAATGATCCCGAGCTTCCCGGCCGCTGCCTTGCTCAGATCGATGATGCGGTTGAGGCGACGGGCCGGGCCACGGTCGGTCACTACAATTCGTACGGATTTGCCATTTTGTACGTTTCGTACAATCCAGGCGGAGCCCAGCGGTACGTCCCACATGGCGGCCGTCATCGCGTGCATGTTGAAGGGCTTGCCGTTGGCCATGAGGCGGCCATGGTGATGCCCGCCGTACCAGCTAGCCTTGCCAGCCCGGTCGCACTCCCCAGCCCATCCCTGAGACACGCCAAGCAGCATTGCAGCGACAATGAAGGCACCGGCAGACATGCCGATGAAGAGTTTCAGACCCATGGTTGGGCGGCCCCTATTTCGGAAGGTGAGAGCTGAGCCATGCCCAGAAGCCAGCACCGATGATCGCGAACAGCACGCCCACGAAGGCGAGCAACACGGCGTTCCCTACCCGGCTCACGGCCCCGTCCCATGTGAGGCGGAGGCGTCGGACAAAGCGGAAGTCCTCTCGTGCCGCGTCCTGATGCTCGGGCTCATCGAGGCGAAGCCCGGCCTCAGCCAGTTCCTCACGGAAGGCGTGCCGGATTTGCGTCAATTGCTCGTCGGTGAACGAACGTCCTGCTTGGACCAGTTCCGTGAGGATTCGCGCATGGTCCCGGTCGTCTCTTTCGAGGAGGGTCAATCGCTGCTCCACGGTGAGCTTTGCGGGATTGTCATCAGGCGGAGAAGTCAATTGCGGCAGTCCCTTGATTGGAGTTCGGGATGACGCTGGTTCGGTAATAAATTGGGCGGATGCTCATGGGGCCGGTCGTCCTGTTATCTGCAGGGTGGCTGGAAGGCCTCGGGGATGCGTTGGACCGCACCTCGGGGCCGCTACTTGGTGGTTTTGGCGCTCACGAGATGCGGGACGGCGAGCCGTTCCAGATCCCCGAGCCCCAGCTTGAAGTGCCGCACGGCGCCGGGGTTGTTCTCGGCCGCATAAGTAGCAGCGAAGGCGAGCTTCTTGTCCTTGCCGGCGCGGGTCCCGAGAGCATCGATCGCCGCCAGCATGCCGCGCTCCAGCGCCTTGTGAAGCGCATCGGCGCTCTTTGCGTCGAAGTCGGCCTTGAGCACGCGCTGCCACTGCCAGCCGATCCAGCCGACGAGGGCAGTCGCGGCGGCCGAGACCAGCGGTGCAACGAAGCTGAGCGCGATCTGCATGCCGATGTCGGCCCATAGATTTCCGCCGCCGCTGAGCCCCGCCAGCGTGAAGGGGTTGTCCATCGGCATCTGAGGGCCGAGCAGCGACACTTCCTCGCCCGTGACCGCCTGCCCACCGAAGAAGACGGAAGCCCCCACCAGCACCGCCAGAGCCGTGATGATGGCGATCGCCACCCACGACGGACGCGGGCGCGTCACCGGGGCCGCTGCGATGTCGTCCTCGTAGTCCTCAACCGGGCGCTCAGGCGGCGCGGGCTCAGCGGCGGGCTGGCTGATGGCGTTGAGCACATCGCTCAGGACTGCACGCAGTTCGGTGGGGGTCACGAGCGATTTGTTGAGACCGTCGCCTGCGTAGTAGGACTGTCCCGCCTTCACCTTGCGGCTTGCGCCCTTGGTATCGGCCAGCACGGGCATCGACGCCCATTCCTTCGCCAGTTCCAGCGCGAATGCCTCGATGCTCATGGCGCCGGAAGCGAACTTCTCGTAGCCGCGGCCCTTCAGGAGTTGCAGGCCGAGCATGTCCTGCGTCTTCGCGCCGAACTTGGCCGAGCCCGAGATGCCGAGCTTCTTGACCAGGCCGACGAGCGTCTTGCGGATGATCTGGTATTTCCCGGCGGCAGAGCTGCCCCAGTTCTTGCCCCAGCGCAGTTGCGCCGACAGAAGCTCGTCGATGGTGAATTCGGTCACGGGCTTGGGCAGGGTGCCTTCCTTGTGGCCGTAGATCGTGCGGTAGGCATCCGTTCCGGTGCGGCCCGTCTCGGTCTTGCCGAGGAAGTCGAGCAGGATCGCTGCCCCGCGAAGTGCGGCAGGCGTCATGGGTAGTCTCCATCGTTGAAATGAAAGAGCCGGCCGGAGGCGGCTGGGACTCTTGCCGCGCAGCGGCTAAAATGCGATTGCGGGCGCGGAGAGTTTTATTTTGAGCGAGGGGATGAGGCTTTGAAGTTTGAAGATGTTCCGGGCTGGATTTCTGTAACGGACCAGTTTGCTTTCCGATGGGTGCTGGAGCACCAGAACCAGTCTGAGCCACCCGGTAATGTCGTCGAGCTGGGAGCCTTCAAGGGAAAGAGCGCCATACACATCGGGCGCTTTCTCAAGCCCACGGAGACCTTCACGGTCTGCGACCTCTTCGAAGAGGCCGCGACATCCTCTGAGATCAACCCCCACATAGGGCAGTACTACAAGTCACTCACGCAGGCCGAGTTTGAAACGAACTACTTGGCCTTCCACAGCGAATTGCCGCATGTGGTTCGCGGCCCATCTTCGGCCATCGTTGACCATGTGGCGGAGGGAAGCTGCCGCTTCATCCACATCGACGCTTCGCACATGTATGAGCATGTGCGCGTCGATACGGCCTCGGCCCGGAAACTGCTTCGCGAAGACGGGATCGTGGCATTCGACGACTACCGCACCGAGCACACGCCAGGGACAGCCGCGGCAGTGTGGGAGGCCGTCCTGAATGACGGGCTCAAGCCAGTCTTCCACACCATCGGGAAATTCTACGGCACATGGGGCGATCCGGCGCCACTTCAGGCGCACATCGTTGCAGCCGCCGCAGCAAGCGAGAAATACACCACGTCACGCCCGATCCTGATCCGCGACATGCCGATCATCCGCATGTACTGGGTTAAGGACAAGAACGCTCCAGCGCCCGCCGACTAGGCGGTCTTCACTTCCACCAGAGGCCGGCCGTCTTCGGAGAGCCCGATAACCCGACCTATCGACGATAGGTAGTCTGGAAGCGAGACGCTGCCCGGCGCAACTGCCACGAGGTCGATGCCGCCTGCCGCCGCACGACGCGGGACCATGACATGACCAACCGGAGCGGCTTCAGTGTTGACCGGGACATACCCTGTCTTCGCGATGCGATCCCAGCGACGACGTTCTGCCTCAAGCGCCGCCTCAAACAGGACGACGCGTTCCGCCCACGCGGCAGTCATCGCCTCGAATGAGACACGCGCCTCGTCCACCGCCGCCTCATAGCTTCGCCATTCTGCATCGGGTGCGTCCGGTTGTGGCTTTGGCAGAACCGGCATCGACGGCTCGCGACCGATGGGCTCGACACCGTAGAGCTTACAGATTCTCTCCGGCTGGCTCCACGCATCGCCGCCGACGCCGTATGGGTGCGTGCTCTTGACGACGAAGGGGCCCGTTACATCATCGAATATGTCGGTTAGAAGCCCCTCGGCGTTGAAGCCAAGCACTTCTCCCGCCGCCACATTGCCCTCCAGGTGCGGCACGACCTGATGATACTCGGCATAGTCGGCGCCTGATGCGTTGATCGTGCCGGCCGCTGCGATCGATCGACTGGTGGTATTGTCCTTCGTCACCTTCACGACCGAATTGCCGGACCCAACACCGAATGAGCCACCACCGCGGCCATAGACCAGGAGGCTTTCCTCGTCACTGGCGCCGACGAAGTTTGCCACCAGCGATCCGCTGCTTACCGCCGCCTTGAACCGGTGGTGTGCGTGGATCGTGTCTACACCGGCTAGGATCATCCCGTCCGTCTGGAGGCCCTGCGGCCAGAACGGCACTTCGGTATTGGTAGAAGTTGAGGTGTCGTAGCTCGTTGCCGTAGTAAACCCCGAACTATTGAATGGTCCGATCGTACATTGGAGCACCCTGGGGAACGACGACATGCGCAGCGCGATTGAGCTCGACAGACTGGCTCCAACCAGTTGCATCGTGCCAATCCGCACACGCTCAGCACCCGTATTCACGACCCCCCGATAGCCGCAATTGTCGGTCTTTATCGAGCCGATCGTGATGTCCGAGCATGTCCCAGCGAAGCGCACGCCACCAACCGAGCTGTTGCTTGTGTTCGCGTACGGCCAGTTGCGAACGTCAATTGCCCCGATGTTCAGGTCCAGAACGTAGTTCGAGATAAGGACGCCTGTTTCCAGCGTTAGGCTTTCATCCCCATCGGCTTCGATCTTGATGCTGCCGATGAAGACGCCCTTGTACTTTTCGATCCAGAAGCCACGCACCTCCGATGTGTCGCTTGCGTGGTTCTGTTCCGGGTGCCTGACGGTGACCGACTGGATCGTGATGTCCTGACCCTGATCAACATCGTCGTCGTTGCCGTTGATGTACACCCCGCGGCGACACCCGTCTGTAACCACGTCGCCGAAATGGATGTTGTACGGCGCAGGTTCCGGAGAGTGCGACTTGATCGCCAGACCACGGTTCCCGCCTCTGGCAGTCCCGGACCCGACATGCCAGTCGAAGCACCCATCATCGACCTCAAAGCCGTTGCTGGCCGTTTCATCCGAGTGCCGAAGCCCCGCAATCCCGGTGTCCCAAGCGCCGATATGAACATCGTGAGAGTAGTGACCAGTGAGGTTGTCGTCGCCGCAATTTTCGGCATAGGCGTAATCGATGCGAATGAACGACGACATGTTGGCGGGGTAGTAGGTTGGTGCCTTGTTGCCAGCGTCCACGTAGCTCGTGGTCTCGCCTCCGCTGCAGATGTCTAGCCCGTGCAGCTTGCAGTCCTTGGCCTTGATGCCACCGATAATCGTCAGCCGCTTGGCACCGGCGGTGATGAAGCCAGATGCATTGGGGTAGGTACTAGGCGTTACTGCGACGGAACGGGCATAGTTGCCGTCGACGGTGAAGCCCCCCTCGAATACCACGTCCGTTGTCGACCCGTCACGAGTGGCGGGCTCCCACACACAATCATCGTCACCCGCGTCGTCGGAGAGCTTGAAAACGGTGATGTCAATGCCACCGAACACGAAGTGATTGCCGGTGTTGTAGAACAGCGGCCCATCGCATTCGATGACACTGGTGGATAGCGTCGAGAAGTCGAGCTTGGCGCCGACCTCCGCAGCATAGTCTATGGCGGCCTGGATTGCGGTGCGCCTGTCGCTGGCCGTCTGCGAGCCGCCCGCTTCGGCACCGAACTGCTCCGGGGTCACGACGCCGCCTTCCGGGACCAGCTCGTACCAGTTGCCGACCGCATCCTCGTACTTCCCAGCGTGGCTCGGCTCTGACTCCGCTAGGGCATAAAGCGCACCACCAACGTCTCCTGCCGCCGCATAACCGGCCGTGCGAGTGAAATCCGGAGGAACGCTCGGGTCGAACGCCGCGGCATCCGCGAGCGTCGCAAAGCTCCACGCCGAGACTGTGGGGTTGTTCGGATCGGTCGAATCGACCGTGATGCCGCTGCCGCCGAGGACAGTTTGCACGAGCCCGTCCGAACCGGCCGGTATGCCGATATCGAGAATGACGTTTCGGGCTGTGCCGACGTTGACGACCGTTACGGCCTCACCCGGACCGAGGGTCGATACGGTGCCGATCTCGACCGTCGCCGCGAAGTCGTCAATCTCGATCAGCGTCTGCCAATCGTCGTCATCCTGCCCGACGTAGCGCCATTCCAGCGCGCTTGCGGTTTCACGGAATTCGATGTTCTGCGGCAGGAGCGCGGGTAGCATGCGGAGTCGGATACGGTCGGCCATCAGAAGCCCCCATTGATGATGGCGAGCGATCCAACGAGAAGCTGGATGGTGCCGGCGTTGGTGGTCATGGTGAGCCCGACATCGTAGGTCGTGCCGGGGCAGAGAGAGCCCATCTGCTCAGCCGAGAACAGGAACTGGATCGTGCTGTCAGCGGGCGTGATGATAGTGCCGTCATCGCTTGATGCGGACAGCTCAGCGCTCCCGCAATGCGACACCTGCAGCGCAAAGGTCGCGTCCTCGATATCGAGAGGAAGGCCAGTGTCGTCGTCGAATAGCTCGATGGCTTTCCCGAAGGACGCATCGTCTGTCCCGAACCAGCGGACTTCGTACATCGCCGGGCCTCAGAGCTTGATATAGACGGTGACGAAGATCGACGGCTGCATATTGAGGTGCGGATCGCCGCCTCCCCTGTTCGCAACCGTCACTGTTCCGGTCGGGGTACCAGCCGAGACGGAGGTGGTGTCTTGGTTGTAGGCATCAGCGCCGTCGCCGGTCGCCAGCTCGTCGGGACCATCGGCACTGCGTGCCGGAACGGTGTGTTTGTGCGGCGGGAGCGCATTGCCCGAGAACGTTGCCGTGTGGTTGTGGGCCGGCATCTCGTCGATATCGAGCGTGTGCTGGGCCGTGCCCACCGTCGCGCCGAGCGTCGTATTGTTCTTGCTGGCATCGACAATCGAATCCGGAATGCGGTTCGCATCGGAATTGCCCATATTGCCGAGGCCGATAGAAGCGCGGTCTCGGAAGTCGGGCAGAGCAATCGTCTTGTTCGCCGCCCAGTCAGCAGCGGCATTAGCCCCTCGGCCACCAGAGACCGACAAATTGCTGTCCGCGTCCCACAGATGGAGGAAGAGGTCTTCACAGTCGGCATTGGCGCGTTCGCTGGCGCCCGATGAGGCTGAGCCGATGGTCCGGCCATTGCCGCGCACATAGCCTGCCAGCGTGCCGGTGCCGTAGCGGTACTTGATGTCGCCAGTCTGGAACAGGAGTTGCGCGGAAGTCTCACCCGCCTCTGGAGCGGTGTAATCGGCCGGCAGCGGCACGTCGATGTCGTCGTCATCGTAGGTTGTCTCGTCCGTGACGATGCGCTGGCGATAGCCCTCAGTGTCGGCAGCAAAGAACACGGCAGGCCACCGGCCATAGCCGTCCGTGACCACCGGATGGTCGTGCGGCACTTCAAGCGTCGCGTCGGTGTAGGTCGTTTGCGGCGTGGTTGTGCCGATGTCGAAGAAATAGGCCTCCGCCCCGATAATGGCGTTCCCATTGATGTCGTATTCAGCCGTGCGGGATCGCGGCCACATGGTTGCCATGGGGTCACCTTTAGGGATGGGGTTGTTGCGGGAGGGCGGCAGGCCTATGTTGCGGCCATGCCAGAGATTGACTTGAAGCCCGATGACTACCGGGTCGGGACTAGGCGCGGCTGGATCAGCCGCGATGATTTTCGGATCACGGTCCCCTATGCGGCCGTCATCGCCTTGGGGTTCATCGTCTTTGCATGGTGGAACCGCGCCGAACTACCCTTGGTGGCAATTGTCGGCACGGTGGCGGCTGTTTCCTTCGCCTTCGGCATTCTCATCGGGACGTGGCTAAAGCGCTTTGACTAGCGCCCTACGGTGATCTCAATCGGTTGGCGGCGCTGCTGCTGCTCGGTGACGGAGACTGCGGCCGGTGGGAGCGTGCCGGGACGAGTGGCGCGGTTGCCGTTCTGCAAGAGGCGGACTTGTTCCGGTGTCAACTGGCGAGCGGTCTGCAGGTCCGCCATGCCGCGATTGATCTGTGGCTGGCGCACGCCCTGGATGCCGTTCCGCGCCGCGTTGAATGCCTCGGTCACAAGGCCGAGGATTGTCCGGCCCGGTACTGCAACTGTCCCCGTCTGTGGGTTCACCTCGCCCTGAGCGGCCAACCGCCGCGCGGTCTCGGAATTGGAGGCGACAGCGTTCGAGGTCTGCCCAAACGTCAGTTCGCGGTCGATGCGACGGAGCAAATCGTTTGCCACATCATCACCCAGCAGGATCCTCAGCTTCGACTCGTTCCAGCCCTTGCGGAAGGTGTTGCGGAGGGTCGCGGCGTCGTTGACCGCATTGCCCATCATGGCTTCGACCTGAGCCTGTGCGCCCTGAATGAAGCCTTCCCGCTCAGACGGGGAGAGGGCAGCGAGTTCACGGCGCAATTGGGCGGGCGACATATCGCGGTTGAAGGCGCTGGTTCCCGTGTCGATGGCGTCGAGCACCTGCGCGGGGCCGGCAAACGCATCGCGGGCCTGCCGATAACGCGGCTCCAGCCGATCCACCGTCGAAGTGATGGCGCGCGCCATGTTCCGAGCGGTGCGGGCTTCGTTGTTCTTCCCTGCTCGTCCAGCCGCACTGGCGATATCGTCGAGGGACCGCTTGATGTAGTCGGCCAGTCCAACAGTCATGACATTGCCACTGGTCGGGAAACGATAGCCGTCATTCGCGGCCATTTGGACCGCATCGCGGATCGCCTGCTGTCCCTGCGGGCGCTGAAGGATGGCGCGAAGTGCGGGAGGGGCTTCGATCGCCACGTCCCGGATCGCGTCATAGAGGGGCGCGGCTGCAGTCTGCTGAGCTTGTACGATACTGTCACGAAGGGCGCCGATCTCCGGCCCGGTGCCGATGGTTGCATCAACGTCGGCCTGAACGCGCCCCGGCGCTCCCCTGCCGCGCTGCGTGACCGCTTCGCGCACGACGCGCTGACCCGGACCAGGCACCGAGGCAACCGCACCGGCCTGAGACTGAATGTTCGGACCAAGGTCCATCACCATGGCGTCGGGGCCGAGCTGCTGGAGCCGCTGGTTGATTTGATCGATGGGCACGTCATCGTCACGGAGCGCGCGGGCGATGTTCTGTGCTTCCTTCGGTGCCGAGCGACCGAGCACAAGGTCACGAAGCCATCCCGCGCCCTTGCTGGCGATCGGTAGAGCCCCGCCAATGGTGGCGCCAATTCCGGCGTCGGTGAGGGCTTCCAAGGGATCACTTCCACGGGCGACGAGAGAGTCACCGCCAGCGATTGCGCCGCCAGACAGGCTGCCCAGTGCGACACGCGAACCAGTGCTGCCCGTGAGGCCAAGGAGGCGGCCGCCAAGTGCGGTAGCGCCCAGCGGAGCGAGTGCTACGGTGGGGCCGGCAATAGAGCCGACCACGGACGCGACCGGGTTCTGCTCCTCGAGTTGCGTATTCTCAGCCGCGATCTCTTCGACCGGAACGCCGTGAACGGCGGCCTTGACGTTGTTGAGGCCCGACATGAGCGACGGACCAACGAAGGGGACGGCATTTACGGCTGACGTGAAGCCAGCGCTGAGCACGTCGCCAATGTCGCCCGGAGGCGCGGGCTGCTGTGGCGCCGCGGGCTGCTGCTGGTCGGCCAGACGCTTGCGCGCCGACGCCAGAGCGATCGCCTGCTCTTTGGTCATTGCCATGCGGCGCGCTCCTCGGGAAGCATTAGTTCCCACAACTGAGGATCGACGCCCTCGGGCACAGTGTCGGCGGTGCGCTGCTCTTTCGTGCGGAACGCTTCGAGCGGGTTGGTGACTTGCGCCATTGCCGCGCGGCCCTGTGCAGGTGTGAGCTCACGGTCGAGGACTTGCGTTGCGATGCGGCCAATCTCCTGATCGTACGTGGCGATGCCTCGCAGGGTCTGGATGATGAGCGCGTTGCCGCCGGGCTGGTTGATAATCTGCGGGATGGACGCCTTGAACAGAGCAAGGTCCGCGTCGGACATGGTACCCGAACCGGGCTGGCGCTGGTCGGGGACCATGCTGTTGATGAGCGCCTGAGCCGCCTGGATGTCGTCCAGCCCCTCAGAGTTGATGCCGAACTGGCCCGCAAGGCTCTTCCACGCACCTTCTACGCCCTGAGTGCCGGGGGTGCTGAGCAGCTGTTCGAGCCGCCCCAGCTGCGTGAGTTTGGATGCTGCCTGCGTCCCCGCGACTTCGGTGGCGACAAAATCCTCGCCCCGCTTCTTGTCCGCGGCAGTGTAGAAATCATCTGATCCGCTGTTGACGTTAACGGTCGTGCCCTTCGTCTTGCTCGTCTGCCAATCCGCGAATGATCCTTGATAGCCCTGCGCTCGCGCATAGGCGTACTCTCGCATGTCGTCAGTGGCCTTGCCGCCCTGAGCGGCCTGAATGAGCTGCGCTCCGAAGGCGCGGGTCTCGGGATTGCGCATGAGCGCCATCATCACGTCGCGCGGAGGCAGGCCGTTGCCTGCCGATGATGCCGTAGAGGTCAGCGGGGCGCCCGAGGGGCTGCCCGCGTCCTGCGGTGCCATCGGAGCCTGATAGCCGCCCTGACCGTTCCCGGCCTTGTTTGCGGCCCACTGCTTGAAGTCACCGACCGTCATACTGGCGAGGTTCGGGTTCGCCTGAATGACATCGGGTGACAAGACGGTAGCGAGCGGGGTTGCATCATCCTGACCAATCACTCCGGACGCGCCCCCGGCACCAAGGACGTGGGCGGCATAGAGGTTGCCGGGGTTGATGCCGATGCCCTTGCCACGAAGCGCCTTGATGTTGTCGCTGGTGAAGGCGCGGATCGCCCTTTCCTGCTGCGTCGGGTCGTTCCGACCCTCAGGCGTCAGCCCCAGCTCGGGATGCGTCTGCATGAGGCCGTTCCACGTTCCCTCAAGGAACTGATACCGCCCCGTCGCGGTGCTGTTGGGATTGCGGGCAGCGTCATTGCCGCCACTCTCAGCGGCGCGGATCGCCTTGAAGTAGGAGTCGAGCGTCGGATCGGTCGCTGCTGTTGCAGCGGCATGCGAGCCATTGACCAGAGCAGTGATTTTGTCCGGCTGAGCGGGCGCGGTTTCGCCGCCCATGTAGAGGCTTTTGACGTAATCCCCGAGCGTGCGCTGAGCATCGCGCTCGTTGCCGATCTTCTGGCTGAGGTCGAAGCCCTGAGCGAAGCGCCCGATGATGTCGGGGTTCTGCTCATAGCCCTGAGGGACGGCAAAGCCGGGGTAAGCGAGCGCCATGTCAGTAGGCTCCGTATCCGCCGAAGGCAGGAATGCGCGGGGGCTGTGCAGGGCCGTGGTTGCCTACGCCGCCACCGGGCGCGCCACCCATGCCGCCACCGATCTGTGGCACGCCCATTGCTGCGCCTGCCACGCCAGCAACATTGCCGAGCAACGACCAGAGACCACCCTGACCAGCTTCCCGACCAGCGGCATCCTGATTGTTGGCGCCCATGTAGCCAGTGGCGATCTGCCCCTCATGGCCGAGCAGACGGTCGGCATAGCCGGTCTCGTTGCCCGCCATGTCGCGATAGATGCCCATGGCGCGGTCGTTGGCGCCCGTGATGCGGTCCAGCCAGCCGTTCCATTCCTGCGAGGCGAGACCTTGCGAGAACGTCATCGCGTCGATGTCGGCATTGCCGGACGAGAAGCGTCCAGCAGCAGCGGCGCGGCGGTCAAGCGCCTGGTTGCCCTGATCGAGATTGAACTGGTAGCCGGGCGAGAACTGGAATGCGTCACGAGCCCGCGCCGAACCGCCCTGCCCGTTCGCGCCGATAGCGTCGCCGTAGAGCGTCGATCCACGCATGCCCGTGAGGTCGAGCGCGTCGTTGAGATAGCCTTGCGACCGGCGACGGCCCTGCCCGATGATGTCACGACCGCGCCCCGCGTAGTCGTCGATGATCTGCCGATTATCGCGCGAAGCCTGCCGCGTACCTTCCCCGCGATTGATCCCGAGGAAATCACCAAGCCATCCGAGTGCCATGCTGGCCTCCTAACCGATCTTCCAATTCGTGCCGTCGCTGTAAACGGGCACGACATTTGAGCCCCCACCGGCAACCGTGCTGGCGAAGGTCGTTGCGTTCGCATTTGTGACGAGGGCCGTAGCCCCTGCCCCGAGCGCCGAAGCAGACGGCAGGCTGGCAACCGTCACGCCAGCCGCTCCCACCCCTGACATGATCCGGCGGAGCCTGTTGTCCACCTGGATCAGATACTCGCGCCACGGTGTCGTCACGAAGCCGTTTGCATCGACGAAGGGCTGACTGGCAGGAGGGAGCGCGGGAAGCGTCTGGAAGCTCATGCCGCCAGTGCCTCCACGTCCTGCGCGCCGCCATAGAACGCCACCGGCACGGGATCAGCGACGACGAGCTTGTATTGCCGTCCTTGCCGCTTCGTGATGCCCAGCCGGTTCACGTCGATTGCGCGATATTCACCCTGCGTCCCGAGCGAACGAAACACCGGATTGCTCCACGTGACACCGCCATCGTCGGACCATGAGATCTGGACCTGAGGATTGGTCTCGATGGGATCGATGCCCGTGTCCGTTCCAACGCCCACGAGGAAGTCGAAGCTGGCCCGATGCACCTGAGCGCGGGCTGGGAAGTTGTGGGCCTGCGTCGATCGCAACTGCCACACCATCTGCTGCGTGCCCTCACGCCGGAACGCAGCATCCAGTTGAAGGATTTCATCGCCGGTTTCGTCGAGAGCCAGCCAGCGGTTGAAGCAGTTGACGACGATGCCCGCACGCCACCGAGCGGACCCGATAGACACACGTTCCCGCCAATGCTCCGGCGACGTTGCCGAGGCGGGTGAGTATTCGAGCGTCCAGTCCGCACAACTCAGCACATAGACCGGTTGGCCACGCGACACGTAGCAATCCGCCGTCAACGTGGTTCGGTCGCTGATCGCGTTGATGAGGTCTTCAACGTCCTTGGTCGATACCGCGCGAGCGCCAAAGCCGGACATGAGCCGCACGACGCCCTCATTGTCCACAAACAGCGGGTCGCCCGTGAAGCCTTCGATGAAGCCTGTCACCGCATGAAGACCGTAGAGCCCGTAGGGCAGCACCGTTGAGCGCGTGAACGGGAAGCCGGTCGGGTTGCCGGTATTCGAGAACAGTTCGATGGAGTTTTCGCCACCGAGCGCAATGCCGCTGGCGAACGGGAACACGCGGGTCAGCCCATCAGGCGACGATTCAGCGCGTGTCCAGTCGAGCGACGAAACCGTGACATCGTTGAGGCCCGATGCAAAGCACCGCCCGTCACCAATGCCGAAGAAGAAGTACCCGTCCTTGAAACACACCGAGTTCGGAGCTGGCAGATCGGCGTCCGTGAACGTCGCAATGGCGCCGCCTTCGATCTTCACCATGCCGTTGTCGGTCACGACGATGATCTGTGGCGTGGCGCGCATATTGCGGGCCATGATGACCCTGCCCTCACCCGGCACAGCATCGCCAGAGAGCGTTGTGGACGAATAGGAGGAGTCGAGCGAATAGCCCTCATCGTCGTTGATGACGATCAGCGTAGAGCCCAGCTTGAGAGCCCCGCGGTGATCGTCCGTCCCGATCGTGGTTGCGGGCACCAGCCCCGGCACCGCTCGCCAGATGTGCTTGGAACGCGATCCAGGCGGCGCATACTCCACCGTCGAGTTGATCAGCCGTCCGCCGCTTTCAGTGGGTTGGAGCCCCGGCGCGGTCGTGATGGGGAATACGACTTCCATCAAAAATACTCTGTGACCTGAGGCTGGCCGGAGAGGACAACAGCCTCCAATTGACGCAAACGGCGCTCAGCAGCGAGGCGCATTGCGTCGTCCTGCGGCTTGCCGAAGTCCCGTGCTACCGAATTGGCGAGAATGTCCGCGAGATGGACGAACGCATCGTCTTCGATCACTTCTGGATCGCCCCACGCATAGACGCCGCGGGCCATGAGGTCGGCCATGACAGGCTCGATCTCATCGTCCAGCAGTTGTGCGTCTTCTGCCGCTGGGGCTTGCCCGGCGCTCACGGCGCCGAGCTTGCGCAGGGCGCGGGCAATCAGATCCTCGCGCGACTTGGTCATTTGGTCAGCCCGGCAAGGTGGGCTTCGGCGTCTGCCTTGCTCAGACCATCCACAACGACCGTGCCGTCAATGACCACGGCGTACTTGCCGCGGCCCTTGTGAATGACTTTTGGCCCATCGACAGCAGCGACGGAGCCACCTGGCTTCTGATCCCCATCGAAGTCGCCAAGGTTCGTAGCGCCTCCGGTTTCAGTGAAATGAGAATGCCCGCGCAGCTTCTCGACCAGCGCGGGATCATCGACGCTCATGGGCGTGAGGAATGTGAAGACGACCCCACCCATTTCGCAGGTAAGCGGGTCGGTTCCCGGCGCGCGAGGATCGCCGGTGAAGGTGAAGACGGCCATGTGCGGCCTCCTATGGGAACGGGTGGAGGAGGCCATGTGCGGCCTCCTCCTGTATCGTCAGTCGAGGGTGTAGAAGGCGTACATCGACGACCGGCCAGTGCCGCCGGTGGCGGCATCGACATTGACCAAGGCGGCCAGCACCGTTTCCGCGCTGAACGTCTTGGGTCCATCGACGGCAAGAACGCCCTGGAACGGAATCCAGATACCGGCCACGGGGACATGCACCGACACGTCGCCAGTGAGCACATCGAGGTTGCCGAACCCGTCAGTGTCCGCGGCATCGACGCCGTTGGCGAGCCAACCGATATCGATGTCCAGTTCTTCCGTCCCGGTGTCGAGGTCAGTCGCCTGCCACCAACCACCGAGCACGGTCGCGCCCTTGGGGACGCGGCAGTATTCAATGGCCGTGGCGGCCGCCAGATTGGAGGCGTGGACATAAGTGCCCCACGCCACACGAAGGTTGCCTCTGGAGCCCCCATAGACGGGGAAGCCAGTGGCCGCACGAGCTGCTGCTACCATTTTGCGTTGTCCTTTCCGTTACGCCGCAGTGGACGAGGCGAAGAGGCCCGTCACAACGCCGTGGTCCTTGAGGTCGTCACGATCACCGGCACCAGAGCCGAAGACCATCTTGCCGACGCCGTAGATGGCCGAAGTCTCGACGCCGTGCTTGTCGCCGTAGTCGAACTCTTCGGTCTTCGAACGCCAGCGGCGGGCATACGCCACACCGACAGCCTGAGCGCCGCAGAGGAACGCGGGCACGACGGTCGTTGACGAGTCGCCCAGAGCGGTCAGGGTCGAGTAGTCGTAGAGGTCGTGAGCTTCCTTGAGGATCATGCCGTTCCAGAGCATGTCGCCGCCCTTGAAGAGGCGGTTGTTCTCCATGGTGATCTGGACTTCACGCTGAGCCGCCGTGAGGGTCGTGTCCTGCTTGAGGTCACGCCACGCCAGCGGGTGGACGTAGACAACGTAGTAGTATTTGCCGTCGCCTTCCGAGCGGATCGGACGAACCTTGGGGTTCGCACGATTCATCGCCATGAACTTCATGGCGTCGAGGTTGGCGACAGTGCAACGCTCGGCCGCCGTGCCAGAGGTCAGCGTGGCGAGACCAGCGCTGAAGTCGGTGTTGGCGGTGTAGGCGCTGTTGCCCCAGAAGAAGCGATCAGCATTGTCCACCAGATAGGCGTCGAGAGCCGCCTGATTGCCGGCGGCCGCAATGTCGGTCGCGTTCATCAGGACGCCGCCGCAGTTCCCAAGAGCACGGGTGATGAGGCGTTCAGTGTCCTTCATCGCCCAGTCCTTGAGGACGAACTTGGCAGCGTCGCGGAGGGAGATCGCGGAGAACTGCTCGTCGATTTCCGCGACGCGCACCGCATTACGGCGCTTGTCAACGGCCAGCTCGAACGAGCGAGTGCCCATCTCCTCTTCGTTGCCTTCCATGGTCGCACGACCAGTGACGGCATCCTGAGACAGCTTGTTGACGAGGGCGAAGTTGATCCGGTCACCCTTTTTCTTCGAGAGGTCTTCTCGAACCTGGATGACGTTGTTCTCGTTCGTCCCCATCTCGCCGCTGTAGCGGTTTTCGGTGAGGTATTCGGTGAAGAAGTTCTCATCCCAGATTTCGGGAGTGAGATTCGCATTAGCGCGAGTGTCGGCCATTTCTGGCTAGTCCTTTCGGGAAGACACCCGCGACCGGATTACCCGGCCTTCTTGGCTCGGGATCGGTCGAAGATGTCGTTGAGGGATGCAGGGCCGCTCCATGCGGGTCCGCTGCGGGTTCCGACGTTCCGTTGACCGACGAGGTTGGAAGGCATGTTCGATGGGGCTGGAGTGGACGGCTGTTCCACCAGTGCGGGTTGAGGCTGTGACGCCCCAAGTTCCGCGCGAACCTGTGCCTCGATCTCGGCACGCAAGCGTGCTTCGATGCTGGCAGGCTGGTTCTGGTGCCACGCGACCAATTCACCGATGGGGTCACGGCTGCGGCTCATCTGAGCCTTCACCGCGTCACCATTGAGCTGCCCGCTCTGGATCGCTTCACGCATGGCCGTCTCGGCCGCTTCGATCGCTCCCTCACCGTGCTTGGTGATGGCTCGATCCAGCGAACGCTCAAAGCGGTCCTGCGCAAGTTCCTCCTGAATGGGCGTGAGCTGTTGCGCTACGAACTTGTCTGGGGCTTCCCAGAAGTCCACCGGCTTGGGCGGTTCAGGCTTTGGCTGCGGAGCCGGTGCGGTCTGGCGCTGCTGCGTCAAGACCGAGACCTGTCCCCTTACCTCTGCCAGTTGCCGTTCGAGATCGGCGGCGCGTTCCTCTGCCGATTTCCGCCTGTTGCGTTCCTCGAGCACACCGGGAGGTGCGCCCTTGTGCGGCTCACTCTCGACAGGAGGCGGGGCCGGTTGCGGCTCTTCGGGCTCGTTCGCTTTGGGGGCGAACTTACCATCAGGACCACGCGGCTGCGCTTCCGGTTCGGGAGTGGGTTCGGTCGGAGTTTCGACAGTAGGCTGCTCTACCTGCGCCGGCTCTTCGCCGGACAGGATTTCATCCAGTCCTTTTGACATGCTGTTCCTATGCGTCGGAGTTCACGAAGCGCCCGGATACGCCCGGCGACGGCGGCAACGCCCATCTGAGTTGGCGGCACTCGGCTCTTGACGCTTGGCCATTCGTTGCGCCCGTTGACCCCGGCGACGGGTGGAAACTATGCGGCCTGCGAGGGCTGCGGGATCGGTGTTTCGCGCTGGCGCTGGATGTCCAGCCGCCTGCCGATGTTGTCGAGCTGCTTGCCCTCGATATCGAGCACGCCCTTGATCTGATCGGCCTGACTCTTCGCTTCCGTCGCGGCGAGCTTGATCTGCCCTTCCTGCAATCGAACGGCGTTTTCCATCATGGCGGGGCGCGGGTCTTCGGGCTGCTCGCCAGCACCGATGTTCTGTGCCTCGGCCATGGTCTTGATCGCTTCGGCCTCCGTCTTCTGCACCTCGGCCGTTGCACCGCGGACCTGCAACTGCTGCATGTGCTGCGCCATGGGGTCCGGCTCGCCCTTCATCTTTTCGAGCAGCTTGCCCTTGTTCTTGAGGTTCGGCGCTGCCGTCACGAGCACGTCGGGCGGGATGGCTACACCAGCCTTTGCCAACTCCACCAGCGACTGCCACTGCTCAAGGGCAGGCGTCACGCTATCGGGCGCCTCGTCGATGATGATGTCGCAGTCCAGCTGCGCCACATTGCCCACAATGCCGCTGATCTTCTCAGCCATTTGCGGATTGCGCGCCATGGCCATCTGGGCCATCTGCGGATCGACGTTGATGCCAACCCACTTGATGTTCTGCTCGTCGTCTGTGACCCGCAGCCACTTCTCGCCCGTCCAGAACTGGCGAACCCGGTTCCAGATGGCACGGAACACCCGCTTGTCGAGGTGTCGCAGATTGTCGAGCAAATCACCGAGGGCGATCATGCCCCCTTGCTGGCTGGCGATAATGGCCTTGCCCGACGCAGAGGCCGATCCCATAGCGGTCTTCTCGCCCATCTGGGTCGCGTTCGGCCCTTTGAGGTCAATGGACTGCTTGGCTTCCTGCAAGAGCATCACCTGGCCCTGCGCCATATCCATGCGGGTCTCAAACTTGAAGCTCGCTGGGTCCGTATCGGCGCTGAGCACGATGAAGCCGTCTGGCTTGGCCGCTTCCCTGCGCAGCTTCTCCGGGTCTTGCCCTGAGATGGCTACCTCGTTGGTCACGACCTGAGCCGTATTGAGCGCATGCAGCGACTTCGACGAGCGCTTATTGACGCCATCCTGCAACGAGATCATCTCGCGCACGAGGCCGAAGCGGTTGTTCTCCCGGTCAACGTAGGCCGACTGAAACAGCAGTTCGCAGTCCGATTTGCCCTCGTCGTCCTTATACGGCGATGGGCCGGCTTTTAGAATGCCGCCCTTGGTGAACTCGGCAAAGAACCACTCGTCACCGCGCTTGATCCAGATCGCGACGATGCGAACGCGCTTGCGCTTCTTGTCGGCCCACACGTTCCACTTGGGCTTATCGTCGTAGGTGTCCGACAGGGACCAGTCTTTGATCGTGTCGTCGAGGATGCCTGCCGCCTCAGGATTGTCCGCGTAGAGCTTCAGCGCGTCGTCCTGGTCCATCCATGTGACGGTGCCCAAATAGCCTGCGTCCGAGTAATCGACTTCGGAAGAGTGAGGATCCCAGAACATCCGATCCCACGGGATGCGACGGAGGCGGATCGACCATTCGCCGTTGTAGCCCGGCTCGACCGACACGGAGATGCCCCCCGCCCCTTCAATGAGCAGGTTGCGCCAGACAGCGGAGCGCTTGTAGTCGAACTGCTCCTTGTCCGCGACATAGTTGAGCGCCTGCGACGCGCTGTCCGCGTCGTCTTCGTGCATTGGCGTACGGGGAAGCGCGCGCGGGTTGATGCGCTGCTGCTTCTCGAGCCCCACGAGGTAGTCAATCTTGGTCTTGATGCGGTTGTCGATGTATTCGGGCTGCCCACGACGGCGGAGAACCTTCTTCTCTTCGGCCGTGAGCTGGATGTTGTCGTGATAGTCGCGATCCCGCTCGGATAGCTTGCGCGCCTCGTAGCTCGACTCTTCCGAGGTCTCGAACATACGCACCAGATCGGTGACGTTGAGCTGGGCATCGGAGGCTACGCTACTTTCCAATTTGTGGCCTCCTCTCTATCGTCGTCTCTGTCGTAGCGGTCGCGCCGAACTGGCGTCTCAGACCGCGGTTTCTTGCCAGCCACCATCTTGTCGATGAGCTGGCCCACCAGCCCGAGCGCATCGACCTGATCGTCATTGCGCCCCGTTGGGAACGTCAGCAACTCGGACCTGAATTTCTCGTACCAGGGCGCGTTGAGCGGGACATGGAGACCGTCCAGCGCCATGCGGCCTCGGATGGACTGGGCTCTCACGGCCTTGTCGCCACGCGTCGGGAATGCTTCACGTGCAACCCACGCCTTGCGTTCTCTCTGCCGCTTCGAGAGGAATGGTCCAACACCGGATTTGATCTGCCCGGTTTCCTCTGCCCATCCTATCGGGCGCCACTCAAGAACGAGGTCACAGAACGCCTCGACCCATTGGTCAGAGCTGGTCTGGCCCCGCCACAAGTCGAGAAGCCAAAGGCGCTCCTCAGGGTCAACGCCGACGATGACATGCACGGTGTAGTCGCCACCGTCTGCCGTGACCGCGTAGTCTGAGCCGCCATAGATTTGCAGCGTGTCGCGTGCCGGCGCCTTCTCGTATGGCCTCAGCCACTCTGCGCGGAACAGATCGCCCTCTTCCGGAGCGGGTCGCTGCTGATAGAGCGATGCCCATGTGCGGGGCTTGCTCTCGAACTGCGCCCAATGCCTGCGGTCGAACCATTCCGGCCAGAGGTAATCCCCAACGTTGCGATGAAGCGGATCGTCTGCTCGCTCAGCCTTTGCCGGGAGGCAAATCACTTCCCAGTCTTGCCCGTCACGGCAATGGATCACGCCGCTTTCGCCGCTATAGCCTATGGGTAGAATTGACCCAGCTAGGTCTTCTTCGTGCCAGCGTGTCTGAATCAGGATGATCGAGCCGCCCGGCTTCAAGCGGGTCTTCACGTCATCGTCGAACGCTTCAATGGTCCGCTTGCGGATCACATCGGATTCCGCCTCGGCCCTTCCCTTCACGGGATCATCGACAACAACCAGATCGGCGCGGTTGCCGGTGATCCCCGAGAGGATGCCGCCCGACATGTATTCGCTGCCATTCTCAAGCGCCCATTCGTCTGCGGCGCTGCTTTCAGCGCTCAGCTCGGTCCCGAACAGCGCTCGATACTTCGCCTGCTTGACGATGGATCGCGTGCGCCTGCCGAGCTTGCGGCTGAGGTCGCTACCGTAGCTGGCGCCGATCATGCGATAGCCGGGCTTCTTGCCCATGATCCACGATGGCACAACAACTGAGCCATACGTGCTCTTTGCCGAGCCGGGCGGCATGAACAGCATCAAGCGCCCGTAAGGCGTTTCGATGCACCGCTGGCAGGCATCGAGGGTGAGGACGTGATGGGCAGCCAGCGAGGTCTCTGCCTGCTTTGGCGCTCTGTCGCTGTCCTCGTCCTGTTCCTCTATTGGGGCGCCTGGTACGTCGATGTACCGCGCGAAATCGACGAGGTTAGCTCTTGCCCTTCGCCGACGCAGCAGTTCTTGTGCCGCCGCTTGTGGCGATGGCAGCGAGTTGGTCATCGGTCAGGTCCGTGAGGGTGTGTTTTACCGAGCCGCCGTGCTCAAGGGCTATCTTGTCGCCGTACTTCTTGGGCTGGAGTTTCCCGGCCATCCACTTCCGCGCTTCTATGCGAAGCTGGGAGCGCCGCATGGCCTCGCCGTTCTCCTGCCAACCAATGTTTTGGCCGTCAGCGTTCTTGCGCTCCATCCAGTCATTGCGACCGTCATCGGCGATTGTCAGAATATCGTCAA